CAAGTTAGCCCGTATTGATGCTGGGGCTATTACTACAGGAACCACACGGGTCATCACTATGGGTGATCGGGATGTGGACTTAGCTAGTGGAGGTACGTTTTCAGAAGTAGCTCATAACCATAGTGGAGTCTACGAACCAGCAGACGCTACGATTGTAAAAGATGCAGACATAGGAGTTAATGTCCAAGCCTACGATGCTACCATAATGGTAGATGCGGATATTGGAACCTCTGTCCAAGCACATGATGCTGATACAGCTAAGATTGATGTAAAACAGGATTGGACAAAGGCTCAAGTCCCAGCTACACAAACGGCATCCTTCAGTACCACCCCAGACTTCGATGCGTACCAGAACTTCATCTACACTCTAGCCAGTGGTGCTAACACTTTTGCTGCGGCTACAACCGAGGCTGGTAACGTAGGGCAAACCGGATTGTTTGTGTTTATTCAGCCATCTAGTGGTAGTGCTGGGACAGTGGCTCTACATGCTGACTACGAAAGTGTCGGAGGGTCTGGGTTAACTTTATCTTCTGCAAACTCTGCCTACGACATTGTTCCCTACATTATCAAAGCGGATAACTCAATCCTACTGGGAGCACCTCAGTTAGCATTCTCCTAGAAAATAAAATAACAATAATGAACTTTGCTTCTGAAATCTGGAACAAGCCAGCCGCAGCCGCAGCAGCAGCGGGCGATGTGGTTACGAAGTCGTTGCGGTTTGATTCGGCTAGTAGCAGCAAACTCACTTGGACTCCAGCATCCTCTAGCAGCGCAACATCTTACACAATATCGCTTTGGGCGAAGCGCGGAGATTTAGGCGCGGAGAATTGCGTGGTTCACGCAGGGACAGCAAGCGGCAATCGCGGGCATATTCGATTCAATAGCGACGATACCCTAGAACTGGCTTGCTACAATGGGTCTTGGTTTGTTTGGATAAAAACTACTGCCAAATTCCGTGACCCATCAGCTTTCTACCATATTTGCGGGGAGATAAACACAACGAACGGGACGGCGAAGCTGTATATAAATGGTGTCCAGCAAACTGCACTCTCTCAAAATACAGCAGATTCCAGCAGCACGGTTCTCCCCTTTGGCGCGAACACCCCGCATCAGATTGGTGTGAGAGGGTTTGGTTCTGCGGGATATTTTGGGGGATACGCTGCTGATATTTACGGGATTGACGGAACAGCACTAACGCCCACCAGCTTTGCCGAGGAGGATGCCACAACAGGCCAATGGAAACCGAAAGCGTATGACACGGCTGACGGGGCGTATGGCAACAATGGATTCCATCTCGAAATGAAGGAGACGGGAACCGGAACGGCCAGCAGCAGTACGATTGGCGCGGATACTAGCGGTGAGGACAATCATTTTACCACCACCAACCTCGCCGCCTCGGATGTTGTGGAGGATACGCCGACTGATAACCACGCAACTTGGAACCCGTTGATTTATCGCAGGGGCGGTTCACATATATTTACTTATTCCGAGGGAAACACGAAGGCTGTCTACACTGGAGGAGTTGCTCACGCCCAATCAACTATTGCTAGTAGTGGTCGCCATTACGCCGAGTTTGATATGAGCGGGGGGAGTTCCGGTATATCCGGTGCTGGTGTGGTTCGCGCCAGATGGGACGACGGGATGTTAAATTCTTACGCAAACAGTTATGGGGGCGCGGTATTCGGGAGTGATGGTGATGTAACATCCCCAAGCGGTGCAACTTCACATACAGCGGTAGGCTCGGACAGGCAGGGGATAGCATTCGATGGTGCGGCAAATAAAGTTGATTTCTACATTGTGGAATCTGACGGGACGATGACTCTGCAAAAATCTCTCACCAGTTCAGATAACATAGATTTTGACGGGGGGGCCACATTCACAATAACCAGCCACGACAGCGGAGCTACCACCTTCAATGGTTATTTTAGTTCTGATAAGTGGTGGGGAGGGGCTCCGACTATTGGGGGTAACGCGACGACTGCACTCTCCACAGGCAACCTCCCAACCCCCACAATCGCCAAGCCAGCGGAGCATTTTAATACAGTTCTCTACACGGGTGATAATACCACTGGAAGAGATATTGAGGGTGTAGGTTTTAGGCCAGATTTTACTTGGTTAAAAAATAGGTCGGGAACAAACTGGCACACTCTATTTGACTCAGTTAGAGGGGTGACTAGTTTCCTTTGGTCGAACTCAGACGTTACTGAAGGAGCGGATGGGCCAGCGTTTATGGATGATGGCATCACCGTAGACCATGATGCTAGTTCCGGAAATAATAACGCAAGTGGGACTAACTATGTTATCTGGAACTGGAAAGCTGGAACCTCCTTCGATGCTGGCGGTGGGAGTGGTACTGGTTCAAAGAATGCAACAGCGGGATTCTCTATCGCAAAATGGGAGGGTGACGGCGAGGACGGACCCGGAGGACCATAATGAGTACCCAAACAATCAATCACGGACTTGGCGTTGCACCGGAAATGATTATCGCAAAGGAACGCGACTCCGGTTCTGGCACTGGTGATTGGGCCGTGTGGCATAAGGATTTGTCATCTGGGACTTATCTGGTTCTCAACGACAGTGCTGGCGAGGCAAGCTGGACTGATGCTTTGTTCAGCAATATCGGCACGACTAGCGTGGATTTCGGAAACGACCCAGACGGCAGCGGCATTTACCTCAATGGTGGAGACATTCCGAACAACTACATCGCGTATTTTTTTGCCAGTGTCGAGGGGTATTCAAAGGTGGGCAGCTACGAGGGCAATAACTCGACAGACGGCCCGCTGGTGTACTGTGGATTTAAGCCGCGCTGGATTTGCGTGAAGCGCATTGATGGTATTGGTTCTTGGATAATCGTAGATACCGCTCGCGACCCATACAACGACACGGACGCGACCTTAGCGGCAGACACATCTGTTGCCGAATCGTCATACGCGGCTACCTCCGATTTCGACATTTTAAGCAATGGATTTAAGTTGAGGCATAATATGACATACGGATACGCTAACCAAGCTGACACCTACATATTCTACGCCGTGGCCGAATCTCCATTCAAATACGCAAACGCAGGGTAAATTATGAGCTATTACGCAGATAACAAAAGACTACCACTCAATCAGGGGTTCAAGCTGAACAACTTAACGTACCCTGCGAACTTCCTGACTGTCTCCAGTAAGGAGCAGTTGGAAACCCTAGGCATCACTTGGAAAGAACCTCCCATTCAGAGGTTCAAGAATGAGAAGTACTACTACAATACTGTGGACTCAGAAGGTGTAGTGGTCAGTACTCCGAAGGACTTGGACGGGCTAAAGCGTAACCTACTTAATCAGCTCGGTAAAACCGCGCATTCACTATTGGCTCCCAGCGATTGGATGGCTATTCGGGAGACTGAGGCTGATCTTCCTGTATCTAAAGATTGGGTTGAGTATAGGTCTTCTGTTAGGGATACTTGTAACTCACTGGAAGCTACGATTAAACTCTGTGCCTCTATTGAGGATCTGGAGGCTGTAAAGCAGGATTGGCCTAAAGATCCCAATATGATTGCTGAAGAAGCCCGAAGAGAAGCTGAGATTGAAACTGCCCGATTAGAACGCGAGGCACGAGATGCTTAAGTTTGATGATATAAAAGTTCTAGCAGCAGCCACTGGTGGGCTGGGAAATTGGCTTGTGGAGATTGATCTTATATTGAAAATTGGAATTTCACTGGCTTCCCTTGTGTACATCCTACTGAAGTGCAAGCAGCTAGTGGAGGATAAGAACAATAAAAAACAATGAAAGATAAACTAAAATCGAGAAAGCTCTGGATGGCCATCGGAGGTCTTTTGACCGTTATGGCTACTGAGTGGTTGAACCTGTCACCAGCGGTGGCAGAGAACGTGATTGGTGCGGTTATTATTATCGTACCATCCTACATTGGTGGGCAAAGTATTGTAGATGCTCTTAAGGAGTACTCTGCGAAAAGTAAATGATATTAGAAGCACTCAAGGGCTTGGCTGCATTACCTCGTCTGGTAGATGCAGTCGAGTCCCTTGGGGACATCGCAACGGCACAACTAGCTCAACAACGAAAAGATGAAAAAGACTCTGACGTACTTGATATTATTGCTGCTGCTAGGGAACGTAGGGTGTCTAAGCGTGAAGCTGAACGGGTTCTCCGAGATAGCGGAGAGGAACCCTCAGGGGATGGAGGACGCGACAGCGACGGAGGAGGGAGCTGAGCTTATACGCCAGCTAGGTTTTTATATTAATGAACTGGAGCAACAACTAGAATCAGGAAGGAACTAAAATATTATGTGCGGAGCATCTACAGGTTGGGGAGGGTCGATTAATGGTCGGAGTCTTATGACAGGCCAGAAAATAAAGAAAAAGAATAAAGGAGCACTTGGTCTTGCTAAGGATGTAGCCGATAGCAAAGAAGTCAAAAAAGGATACGGCGGCTTAGCTGGTCGTCTGATTAAGTAACGAAAGATTTATATTATGCCCAAATACCAAGGAGAATCTGAAGACAGCACCGCTTCCAAAAAGGAGCGGATGAAGATTAAAAAGAAGAAGGAGGAGAGGAATGCACCCCCAGTAAGGCGTGGCCTTAATCCTCCACCAGTTGTTATTAAACTTGCCTTCCCAAAGAAGAGAAAGCCAAAGCCACCCAAATGGAAGATCCCTCTGCTTGAGAGGCTTTGGCAGGAGCAACATGGGGAACGGGGGCATGAATCAAAATGACCGAACTAAACGAAGAAGTACTAGGGAGCATCCATACTGCCCTAACGGAAGAACTGCTGAACCGCATTCAGACAGGCGTAGCTACACCTACAGACTTGAATGTTGCCCGCCAAATGCTTAAAGATAACAACATTACGGTGACACCCGCTTCAGGGTCTCCCTT